AGAATTCCCTAGACTTCTTACTCCCTCCTGAATAATAAAGATTACTAATAGAAAATTCGGTCATAAGGTCAATAGTGTTTCTAAAAACAGAAAAGTTATAATAGGCCTTTTGACAAAGAATAATAGTATCCCTTACATCTATATTTGAATTATTAGCTATCCCCTGAGAATATTTAAACGGAATCATTCCGTTTTCAATATTTCTAAAACGATCAGTTCTAGGAATGTCAGCGGCTTTATTGCGTCGCGTACGAGTGGAATTAGCCACTGCCTCTTGCATCGCCATCAAAGGTTCCGCACCTTGTTCCGTTTTCTTCCTTACAGCCATAATTTACTTTAAATTTACACTTAACCAAGCATTCTGGGAGTAAATGTATGGTTAATTTGTTTTGCTTCTGTATTTTTAAGGTCATTATAGGCTTTAACTGCCCAATTTCCTAACATTAAAGTGGTATAATTATCTTTACGCGCCCGATTGGCTGAAGTACTTCTTTTAAGGTGCTGAGGCAGGTCAAATGTCTGAATTCCTTTTGCTGTAGTTTTAACTTCAACTAACGCGCATTGCTTTCTAGTTTGATAAATAATATCATCTTGGAACTCTATCAAATCACCTTTATTCTCATAAGGCATTAACTTCATCGGAACCGCTTGAGCTGATACTTTATCGAAAAAGCTTCCGCATGCAGCGGTACGTGAAGCAAACCATATTCTCTTATGGTCAATAGAGGCTTGTAAATATTCATTAGCCTCACGGAGAAAAGTGCTAGAAAATAACTGTTTGAAACAAATCATGTTTTCTTTTACGTTATATTGGCTTTTTGCCTTAAGTAACATTTGTTGATAATCGTTACCAGTTTTATCACTGTTAAAATCAAAAAACTTTAAATTAATACGTGAATCACGAAACAATTCAGATTCATTAGCTCCATCAACAAACTGATATCCAGCGTTATCTATAATTAAAAGAACGATATTAAAGCTAGTAATTAAATAATGAAGATATTTGATATGATCTTTTAAATCCCCTCCCGCGACTGCATAAGCATGCACTAAGGTAGATTCATTACCTTTTTCTTCATCAAGTTCTAAAACCGACATTGCAAAATAATCGGAGCTTGGGCTGTTACTAAAACTAGGGTCAATAGCTAATATATATTCTTTATCTGGCTCCCCTTTGACTAAGGTATGCTGTTTCTCCCCATCTGGTATGGTGCAGTCATGCATTTTCTTAGCACTAAAATAACTGTCACTTCCATCTGTAAACTGAGCGCAATATTCTCGCTGAAAAGAGGAATTAGAAGAACCTCCAGACTGAGCTTCTTCTATGACTGTGTTATCTATCATATCAGAAGGGATAGAATCAAAAGCCATCTGCGATATAAAGTAATTAGATTGTTGAATTTCTTCCGAATAGATATTATTCATCCATTCCTTGTAAGTCTTAAATAGGTTTTCAAAACTAAAACTGGCTGAAGAAAGGGCTATCATTTTAGAGTTATTTTCAAAAACGATTCGGTCCTTTTCTTGCATTTGGCCTTTTTGGATAAGATCATCTTCCATCTCTCTTATTTTTATCCTCTCAGCCATATCTTGCGGAGCTACTAAGAAAGGCATAAGAACTGTTTTAATGGTATCTTCAGGCAATAGCAAAAACTCATCAAGCACAAGAATATTTGCACGAAAACCACGAATTTTTTCTCCACTTAGAGGAATAGCAGTGATAGTCCCTTCGTTTATTTTCCATTCAAATTGATCGTTACGTTTAGATTTAGCCCCGAAAGCATGAGCTAACATTTGAGCCTCTTTAGACTCAACTATCTTCTCTAAGTTATTAAAAATAAATCGGGCTGTACGAAAAGTTGGTCCGGCGATTAAGATCTTTGTTCGAGGCTCGAAAATACATTGAAGAAAACAATAAACAGCCGCTATAAAACTTTTACCGCAACCTCGCCCCCAAACACACATGCTAAAGTTTCGGTTAAAAAAAGCTTTAAGGGTTATTTCTTGATATAAAGCTAATTTAATTCCCGAAAGAAGTTCGGTAGTAAAACCTAAATTAGAACGCATAAATTTAGCTAAAGTTATTTTAGCTTGTTTATCGGGAAGCTCACCTTTTAAACTTAGAAAATCTTCATTTAAATTAGGTAAAGGTTTTTTATATTTGTCTGGGCAATACCACATGTTATAATAACTTTAAATCATACGCTAATTGTAAGTCGTATTTCTCTTTTAAAGCGTCTGAAAGTAAAAGTTTTTTCACTATCCTTACGCACTCATCTCTCCCATTTACAAAAAGAAATTGTATGTGGGAAAACTCTTGAATTAAATCTCTAACATTATGAAAGATAAAATCGGGAGTAACCCTAGTATTTTTTTTATAAACATGTTTGAGTCGGTTGAAGGCTAAGCAATCGGAAAGCTTTCTCTCAACTAAAACCACCATATAAGCTTTCTCTTCTGCGGCTCTATTTATCTCGTTTTTAAATCTTTCGAGACCTGAGCTTAGGGTTCCTATAAGGTCGGGGACAGATTTTCTTTCAATGTAGGTATTACGGGTTTTTTCTTTATCATTCAAGCAGTAGTCTCCAAATTTTAACCCTTTTACTTCAGTGGGAAAATCATTTATATCCAAAGGGTTTTGCTCTCGCGAGTCTATGTAAATAAGATGATCTTTACTAAAAGTTTCTTTATAATTTTTTCTAACAGGGGCTTTTTTAAATTTGTTTTTGTATCCTATATCTTCACACAGTTTGTAATAATCGCCAAACAGTTCTTGATAGAAAGGTATAGGAGGCATTGGCAAGGTCCTTAACTCGACTTCGCTGGGAGAGTAAACTAAGCCTTTTTCATTTTTTCTTTTCAACAATAAATCTTTACAATATTTCTGAGCTTCAAAAGTGGAAATACTTTTTAACCAAGTTTTTAAATTTCTTTTATTATTAAAATCTGAAGAAAAATACTGTTCTTTATTTTTAAACTTTATTAATTCTTTTGTATGTTTATCTAGACGCGGGTAATATTTATGATAATAGTCACCAATGGATAATTTATGAGCCTTGATATGAAGGTGCAATCCTCTATCTTTATCGAATTCTTTTCCGCATTCTTGACATTTAACCATTCAAAACCTCTTCTTCACTTATACCCATTATACGAGATTTAATATCCTCCATAGAGCTTAACCTTTCTATCTCAGATGATATATTTTTCTTTCGTATCTCAGCTATCTTTATCATTTTATTCCTTGACTCCTCGTCTTTCCAAAGTTCTACGAGGTTTAAAATAGAAGCAGATTCTTGAAGTACCTTGCTCATTCTTTGGCTTCTTTTCTCTTTAAGCTCGTTAAGAAGTTTAGTCTGCCGATTAACACATTGATTATACTCTGTTTGAGCTGTATTTATGGCTTCTA